ACCTTTTGCTTGCTATTTACTAACCACATATACTTCTCCTTTTATTGTAAGCAACTACTNNTATTTTGTAACTCANTATTTACTGCNTNTCTAATNNTCTCAACAGNGAANGANCCATTGAGNACTACNTCTGNNATNGANANNAGTTTNTCNACNACNAATTCTTGTCGGGCTACTAGTACTTCGCCTATTTCATCATCCTCCAACTCGTTGCTTATGGGATAAACTTTCTCACTCATTGTGGTAAGTGCGTAAAGCACACGTGCTTTGTTTATCTCATTCGCGCACTCTATTGCTTCATGTAAGGTTACGTCTCTTTGTTCATCAGTTGAGTATATCATGTTCCAAACGTATTCCCATAGAGGTGTACATGTAATCTAGGACTATAACGGTATCCCCGATCCATGCAAATATCAGCCACCTGCCTCTCGGTTAACTCTAAACCTCCTATAGTGGAGCCTTCTGGCATTAGGCAAATATAGGAATACTTAGCGCCTGCCTTGTCATACTCTTTCAGGAAGGCGTCAATATCTACCAAGCATTCATGGTCACGTACTACAAATTTCAATACGACTTCCGCTGACGAATAACTAAGTAGCGCCTTTGGAATACAGGTCTTCTCAAAAGGCTCTCCAGAGATGGAAAGCTTAGGAGATACTGAGAACGTGACGCGCGAATATAGGGAGGCTACCTTCTCTAGGGATTTCAGATAACTTTGAGTACCATTGGTCTCAAAAGTGATGCACTGAAACTTCTTCCGAATGCGGTCATCCGTTAGGATACGTACAATCTTCTTTTGTGATCCGGGAAGCAGTGGTTCTCCTCCGGTAAACACTATATGCCTGCAGTGTTCCCCTACCTTCAGCATTTCCTCTAATAGATCTTCTACTTCGTAAGTCTTCCATAGAGTACGGTACCTAGAGTCCCAAGAAGGGGCACTATCACACCCATAAATGGGGATCTGTAAATCCTCTAATTCTGTAGCTTCTTCTGGTACTGGAGCCACTTCCGTTTTTTCTCCACGGGGAAGACCAAATCCTGGACATTTCAGGTTACACGCAGGCATCCTTACGAATAGACTCGGTTCCCCTGCGTGTATGCCTTCCCCTTGTATACTGGCGAACAGCTCTGTTAAAACTATCTTCATTTCCTCTCCTTTAGTAACTTTCCTTGAATAAGTCTATCTGTAGGTAACTCATGCTGTATACTGGGAGCAGTGCATAACCGCTCCACGCTTTGCGCCACATATCCAAAGCCAGCAGCCCTAGGAAGGGAAGGCACTAATACGCTAGCTCGAGTAATCCCGGTTATGGTGAGCTTCCCAGGATCACTGAAACGCCTATGCCCATAGTTACCTTCTTCATCAATCACTAGCTCTGCCAATGATCTAATTGCTGTCTCGATGTGTTGCATCGCAGGGAGACCAGTGTTACGCAACAACGTATACATTCCTAGAATTGCGTACTCCATAGTCTCAATAGGATTTTCGTTGAAAGTATCATTTAAGTTTCTAAACCCACCTACTAGTAAGTGCCCGGCTTTAACCTCTTGCCCACTCCACACCAGAAGAGGACTCTTGTTCAACTTCCCCTGCTTCTTCCCATCAACATAGATTACTAGCTCCTCCTTAGAGTTATGACGTACTGTTACTACCCCATCATTTTTAGCCTCTAGGTAGGAACCAGTTCTCCGACATTCCATAAAATGATCAATCTTCTCTACAGCAGATTCAATTTCAGGGTAAGCGATTGCCACTTTTTGCCCTTTTTCTACTATAGTCCCGCTTTCTACTAGCAACCCCGTTCTACCTTCTATAAAAGGGTAGCTGTACGTACCTATAGTCAATGCTGCTCCACTTTTAGTACACTCCCCTTGTACTGGGGCATAAATCGAAGTACCATCAGTTCTAGCCGATCCTGCGCCACTAGTATGTTTTACTTTCATTGAAGCCTGAATAATTCTCTCCGAAAGACTATGCCCAGCGATTACTCCAACGGCTGTACCAATATCCACTAACTCTTCAGTCTTCATAGACAACCCGTAACATTTTTGACATAGACCCCCGTGGGCTTTACAGGTGAGTACTGATCTCGCCTTCCCAGAAGCGTGTTCCATTGAGATAGTACCATCTTCTGTACAATGCCCAAAGATGTCAGGCAAGTGTACCATCTCTGTATTCCCACAGTCCCTCTCTGTAATGTACAAGTCTCTGGCTGCAGACACTAACCTCCTAGTCAAGTAACCAGAATCGGGAGTTATCTTAATCTTAGCTAAGTGACTTGCCCTAGCTCCGTGGATACTAAGATAATAGTCTGCTACTGTCAACCCTTTTGTATAGTTCCCTTTCACAGCTACTGGCAACAGAGAACCGTCTACTCTAGCTTGTAGCCCTTTTGCAATAACTAACTGTCTTACTTGTACAGGGGACACCCTAGAGGCACCTTTCGCGAAGAACTTCATCATACCGTCTCCCACGCCATCATGGTCTAACCACTTCTCATAAAGATCATCAATCGTATCCTGCCATAAAGCAAGCCCTTCGTCAGTAGTAAGGTCTTTTGTTTCTTCCTCTACTCGTAACAATGCCGCATCCAACATACTATCAAACTCAGGGTCTTGAAAACTATCTAGGCATATGCTTGGACCATACCTAGTGATTGTTTCATATCCGAGGTCTTGTATATAATCGAAACACATACAAGCTACTAATGGTTCTTCCTTCTCTATAATTTTCTTATAGTATTCGTGTATGTTCTTCTTATCAAGCACAGTAGTCACAATATGCCCAGTGTACTCTTCGATAAGTTTCCTTCCTAAACAGGTATAGTACTTGGGGCTACCTATATCTTTCCATAGAACCCGAGTATTGATTTTAATCACTCCTGCTTCCTTCGCTCTTTCCATTTCTGATACAGACCGGTAATGGGGAGTCGGAGAGGAAGCAACTTCCTCCATCTTAGTAGCATAATAAATACCAGCTAGTGCTTCATGGCTCGGCGTATGGACTACATGACCATCGGCAGCAGATAACAAGTTTGCTTTCGGAGAGCAGATACGTTCTGCTTCCCACTGAGCCTTGTCAGATATTGGAAGATGCACTGAAATAGTGTCACCATCTACATCAGCACCAAGGCCTCCGTACACCCCATGAGGTAGTTCTATACCGAAATGGTTGGAAGTATTATTATCAATACGCATTAGCGCTCCACTCCCGCACTCTATTTAATTTCGAGCGTTTGGAACTGCAGTCATAGTAAGTCTCATCGGAATAAAATCCTTCGGCTGCCACCCTTTGCGGGATTTCACGAAGATCCCCTAGTAACTTGGTCTGTAACCCAACGCAGGAGAGGGCATGAAGACTAGGAGCTCTATTCACGAGTACCCACTTATTTGGAGCTATTACCTCTAGAGCTTCTTTTGCCGCTGGGTGAAAGAATTTGTGTGCTTTCTCTGCTAGGCGACGATTTGGTACCACTCCACTCTTGATAAGACGGCTTATTATGTGAGGCTTGAATAACTCGTACGCCATAGCTCGTGGGATACCAACTTCGTTCAATCTGACTTCAGGACTACCTGTGAGTACTGACCTAGCTGAGAAATCTACCCGTTTCCCTAATAAGTTGTTCCTGAACCTTCCTTCTTTCGCTATAATGTAGGAAAGGAGGGGTCGAGGATTCTTCTTACTCATCCTTCCCTTCTCTACTAAAAGAGAGTTCACAGCCCTTGCTAATGCCCGCTGAACCTGATTCTCCATTACCGAGATACCACCATTCTTCCGAATCGTACTAATCATAGACCCCAGTTTCAGGATCTTGCTATACGCTAAATTTAGTTCTACGAACCTGGAAGACTCTGGATCATGGTAACGGAGCCCAGATGGTAGTACTGGGAGGGCAGTGAAGAACAGATCTCTTGGATGATTTCCATTAGCTATAAGCCCTTCCACCTTCTTCCTAGCTTTCGTAGAAAAGATAGAAAGATCGGAAGTATCAATATGATCTACTATTTGGTAAAGGCTAGCGTTCCCAGTACCACCATCTTCTGCCTCGAATAATTCTATTTTCTTTGAATCCTTTAATCGGAAGAATATATCACATGACTGTATACCTTTCAACATTTTTATATTAAGGTTGAGTATGGTAGCTAGTGTTCTAATAAATAAGGGGTTGATTACTGGGTAGGGCAACTCAATGTGACCAAATCGTTCTCTACAAACCATACGACTATCACATAATACCCCACAAAACTTACAAACTACCCCTGCGTTTGTTCTCCCTGATACATTACCACAGCGGCATTCGAAATCCTTCGTAGGTCCAAAGATTTTATCACAGAAAAGACCTCCCTCCGCAGGGAGGTCCATCCGGAACGGGTTGTCATTAGTAACTTCTCCAAACGAGAAGTCGCGTATATCTGTTGCTGACAGTATTCGTGAAATTGGCATGCTAGTCTCCCTTTGCTATTACTTTGTCTAACATTTTCTGAAGGAGGGTGTATGTCCGAACAACAGCGGTTGTTGGCATTCCAGACAGTTCTTCCTCGAGTCTTCCTTCTACGATCTCGCTCGCACCTAAAAGAGACGCTGCTGCCTTTCTAGCAAACTCTTCCAGCACTACGCTGTCACACCCATCATACTCTTCATCTAATAGTTTTTCAAACCTTTCCGCTTTCCCTGTTTTAATCCCAGAAAGCAAATCCTCTAGTTTCTCTGCCTTTGGAAAAGTTATAGTCTTCCCATCCATTAGACGAAGCAGCTCTAAGAAGGATCCAATTGTTTTACACTTCAGAAGGAGCACAAACATTTCTGGGTTTTTCTTATACAGGTATGATAGCATTGCTGCTTTATCTACATCAGCCCCTCTCAATGAAACCTCCTTTTCTAAAAATAGTTCTTTCCCTGCAATCTTTCTAAGAGACTCAATAATAATTGATCTATCACGTAGTGTCAATCTTTTAAACACGTTTATCTCATCACGAAGGGCAATGGAGTAAGTAGAGGGTATATCTCGGTTAGGATCTACCAAATAACTGTAAATCTCAGGGAGTTTCAGCACAGAGATAGAGGGTTCTCTGAGGTGTCTTGGGAGGTTCTTAGAAAATGATTTGTACACCTGTGTCTTCTCTCCCTCTTTTATAAAGGATGGCGGCTGTAATATAGGGGAAGAAATAGAGGAGGGTCCGTTCCATAGACAATCTAGCTGTGCTCCCATCTTTTCTTTCACCCATGACTCTATATCTACCTCTGAGTTTTCCAGAAAGTGACAAGCAAAAGCTAAGGATACAGCATCAAGAAATTCTTGGTTGGTTGATAGCTCTCTTGCATGCAGCATAACTTCTTCTAAGCTTTCTTCCAGGTTCACTTCTTTTTCCTAAGGAAGAATGTATTGCCTTTTACTTTTTCTATCGACCCATACTTGGTTTCTAGGAAATCTCCAACGGAGATAGAATCTAGTAGTTTCAGGAACTGAGAAATGCTTAATACATCCTTGGTTTTCCCTAGACAACCGCAGGACTTGGTAGCCCCAGATTTCACATCGGAAGCTCTTACCGTTTTATGTTTCCCGCAGTCACATACGAACTCCCAGTAAGAGGTACCATTCTTTAAGTGAGAAAAACGTACAGCCCGTAGTCTATTCCACCGCTTGTTTGTAATATCTTTAACTCTTGCTGGTAGTTTAGCATTCAAGGTGGCTGCCCTCCTCTGTTCTTTTTACTAGGACAGTACCAGAATAGGGGTAAGATGGGAGACTATGGTCTATTACCCAGATCCTTTTCTCGTTTTCAGAAGCAAAGTTCTTTAGAGTATCCATAAGATCTTTCACGCCTTCCTCATTCATATGGGTGCTCGGCTCGTCCATGACTAATAAGTCACACCTAGTACCCACCGATTGAATTAGTTCCATCACTCCAATAGTTCCAGCTAATTTTAAGCGGCGAGCCTCCCCACCGCTCAGAGTATCTAAAGGTACTGGCTTCTCAGAAGAAGGTCCCGATACGATAACACTGAACCCTCTGGATATAGTGTGACTCTTAGTCTCCTGCTCCACTACTAAACTAACGGTCCAGTCTTCCATACCAAGTGACATTAGAGATCGGTTCACTTCTAATTCTAAAGAGGTTAACATAGTGGAAGTGAGGTATAATTTAATATCCTTGAACCCCTTCACCCAGTAAGCCGTGTTTTCCAAATCTGAGCGGAGCTCCTGTATCTCTTTCTTGAGACTCTTTCTTTGTTTCTTTGTTTCCCTAATTTTCATCTTCTGCTCTTTGATTTTACCAGTATACGGATTTACCGAGGTAACAAGGTATTCATGCTTTTCCTCTAGTCGATCCAGAGTCCCATTGGTAGTATCTACTCTGCGTTTACTCTCGTTCCTATCCCCTTCTGCTTTCCTATAGTTTTCCTCATCAAGATCGTAGAGTATTTTTGCTTCTTTATACGCAGCCTCTACCTTGTCTGCTCTTGCTTGGAGTCTGCTCTTTTTCTTTTTCAACTTCTCTACTGCTTCTTCTAACGACTCTTTTTCTGCAGTAGGGGCGCGTAGTGCCTCTATCTTGTGGTCGGCAGTTACTTCTGCTCCACACGTAGGACACTCTGAGTCTAAGTTTTGTATCCTTTTGATTTCGCGCTCTACTGAAGCTATCTGCCTCCCGTACCCCCTGATCTCTCCATCGAGATTAGCTATGTCAGCTTTTATAGAAGGACTCTGCTTATCTTTAGGGAGCTCTGGCTTCTCCATCTTTACCAATACTTCTGAATGCAACTCAAGATCTGATTCCTGACGCGTGAGCAGATCTTCTAGTGTGTTAAATTCTTCTTCGATCCCATCTAGCTCCTGCTCCAGTTCACGCTCCCATTGCTCAGCATCTGCCGTATAATCGGTTTCTTTCAGGGCATCTAACTTCCCATCCAGCCTTGATAGCAAACTCTCCTTAGAGGCGATTTTATCGTTAATCGCATCCGTCTGCGCTTTAGCTTCGTCCCTGTAAGAATCCCATTTACTAAGATCCATCACCTCAGTTAGTAGATCGAGAGCCTCTGTGGAGCGCATATCAAAGAACTGCTTAGAGAATTGCCCTAGACATACGCCATAAGAGAATGTTTCGAAGGTAAACCCAAGGATGTCCTCTACTACTCCTTGTTCTACGATAACCGCGTCTAGAAGTAGTTTGTTTGGACTCCACGTCCGTTTGATGGTATGGGATTTACCATCGACTCCGATAAAGTCGTATTCCACTTCTGTTTTCCTAGAACTACCCCAAGTATGAATGTTCCCAGCCCTAGCGCCTGTGAGGGTTTTCCCAAACATAACCCAGCACCAAGCATCGATGATAGAACTTTTCCCACACCCGTTACTCTTTAGTTTTGGCTGGAATAGGTTCTCCCCACGGATATTGAATAATCCAGGAGAGTCTCCAAAATGGAAACTCCCCTGTTCATCAAAGCTTTTGAATGCCTGTATCCTTAGATCTGAAGGTATCATTTTGAGTACGTTGCCTGCGTCTTCGGCGTCTCAGACCAAGTGACTTTGTCTACTGAGCACTCAAACGGTGATTTCTCAATCACTTTCTCGACTCCCTCGTAGATCCACCTTGCTAGCTCCTCTGAGGTTGGGTTAAATTCTACAATTACGAAACTACTCAAGTGTCTCCGCATTCCTTTCGGAATATCCATGGAATCTATGTCAATTCTATACCCCATCATTACACCATCCAGGAGCTCTATCTTCTGTAGAGGTAAAGTATCCAATTCCCACCCTCCGGTAATGATCTCGAAGTTAGGGTCGTTTACGGAGAGTATATGCCTGTGATCTACGTGACCGTCCAATAGGTTCTTCATAAAGGCTAGTTCCTTAAAGTCAATCACGAAACCTCTAGAGTCCAGAGACTCTGCACTCATGTGTACTTCTACTGTCCCTTGATGACCATGCAGTCGCTGACATGGGCACTCACTGTTCCCTGCGTATTTCTCTACTACATTCTGGGTGTACACCGTGTGACTGTAACAGAAACTGAACGCTTTATGTAATTTATACATTACCTCTCCTTTATGGACGCGACGATATCTTCGCCCTTTTTGATAATCTCTTCTGACAGTTTTTCTTTAGTACTAAACCTACCAATCACATCCTTGAAGGAGGTGCCTGAGGTATCTTCTTTCTTATCCAATGCCTTAATTTTCACTGTCTTACTCTTCTTTAATTCAATAGCATGAATATGTACTTTCTTCTCTTCTAGTTTTGCTTTTACCTTTTGTTTAATGTCCTGCCACCGCTCGTAATCTTTTTCCTCTAGAGTGACTACTACTTTTACTTGATCTCCTTCTTCTAGCTGAACTTTGCTGATCTCATCTGGATGCGTAATTTCAAGCTTATGTCTGATTACTAGATTAGTGGGAATCCCTGTAAGGGAGCCATTTTCAATCAAAGCAATCCTTGGCTGAAAAGTATCACCGAACCGCAGTCTAGCCGGGCTTCCAATATATTCTACCTTCTTACCGACTATCTGGGGAACGTGTATATCTCCACCAATCACTTTCCCTTTGCACTTCTTGAATAATTTATGGGAAGGACCATGTTCGATAGTATACTGCTCTGAACTCTTAGATCCAGCAAAAGTTTGATGCAGGAAGATATAGTCATACGGTTCGAAATCTATATCTTCCCAGTCTACCACCGGAGTCCTAGTGTGAGGGAGAAACAATACATTATCTTCCCAGAACTGTTCTTCCATTGGCTCATTGATCCAAGTGATATTTTCAATGGACTCTAAGAACTTAAAGAAAGGCAGGTCAGCATCTATGTAGTCATGGTTTCCTTTCAGTATATAGACAGGACCTAACGCTGCTAAGTCTTCTAGCTCAGCTACCATTCTATTTACTAAGCTGGAGGAGTGCTTGTCTTTGAAATCAGTAATGTCACCCAACAATAAAAAGGTGGTGGCATTATTCCTTTTGAATGCTTCTTTCATCTCTGCGAAAACTCCCCAACGGTATTCTTCTAGAGATTTATCAGTGAGGTGTAGATCTGCGGCTGCTACTGCTTTCAATCTCATCTTCTATCTCCTTTATGGGCAAAGTATTGCTGTTGTAAAACACACGATCAATGTTTTCGTTATAGAAAGCCCTTTCTCCGTTTGGTAAAGTGGTGTGCAAGACGTCGAATTTCAACTGCAGGAGTCGTTCTACGTAGTTGTATAGGCTCTTGGTATTCCCAATGAATAAAATCTCCCTAGAGAAGTTTTCTATCCCTATTTCTTTAATATCTTCTTGTAGGTACTTGCTAGAACCCCAGTACTTCATCCAGTCACTTTGTTTTACAACTATACGCTTCCGTTTCTTCCCTTTCAGGGGAGGCAGTTTCCGCTTGGATTGGATAATCTTTTTCCCAATATATTTTCTTCCAGAACGGTTATTGGTTATAAGATAAACGAATCCAGACATATCTTCGGTTACGTTTTCCGGAAGGAAAGGCTCCCCATGGTATAACCAAGGGGAGCCCACCATTTTACTCATACGCTAGAGGGTCTGTAGCATTACAAGAAGCAAAGGCTTCTAGACGCTCCTGACAAGCTCCGCATTTACCACAAGCCTTTTCTCTACCGTTATAACATGTCCATGTCTTACTATAATCGACGCCAAGTGCTAAACCAGTCTTAGCGATACCTCCTTTATCGCTAAAAAGGAACGGAGCCTTCACAGTGATTGGATCATTCCATCCACTGAATTTAGCAAGAGCATCCATAGCGCTAATGAACTCAGGACGGCAGTCTGGGTATATAGCATGATCCCCTGCGTGAGTTCCCATCCAGACTTCTGAGGCTCCAATAGAGGCCGCATAGCCGATACAAAGATTTCCAAGAATTGCGTTGCGGTTAGGAACGACCGTTGATTTCATACTTTCTTCTTCATAATGCCCTTCTGGAGCTGCCGTTCCATCTGTCAAAGTAGAACCAGAGAGGAGGCTGTTGATCGAAGTAATGTCTACTACCTTATGAGTAATAGCATTCGCTTTACAGAACTCTTTAGCGGCTTCCAATTCTTTACTGTGTTTCTGCCCATAATTGAAGGATACAGCGTGAACTTCATACCCCTTATCAATAGCTAAGGCAGCAAGGGTACAGCTGTCCATACCACCACTCAGACTCATTACAATTTTTTGTTTATTCATATAGCACCTCTGTATTTTCCTCTTTTTGGGAGAAACCCTTCTTCAATAGTTTCCCAATGTTTTATTACGTGTCGATCGGTTATTTGTTTTACCCGATCGTACTCATCAAAGTCACAACTTAACATACTCTTACAAAAGTTGCTGATGGCTATCTTTGTTTGTTTTTCTAAACCCAACTCATCAAACGGAACCTCATACTTTACTTGCTGCATCCAGTCGATACTTGCTTTAATATCATTGATACCGTAACCAAATATAATTTCGTACTCACACTCACGGAATGGGAGCCCTACTTTATTCTTCTGGCACTTGGCTTTGACTTTGACTCCTACTGGACGCTCTACTCCTTTCGACGTCTTCTTCAGCTTCCCAATTTCTGCGATGCGGATTACCTGAGAACAATAAAAGTCTAAGGCTTTACCTCCGGATCGGGAAGTCTTTTCTCCCATAGTTGCCCCGATTTTGTCACGGATTTGTGAGATGAACATTAAACTGACTTTAGAATTTTCAAGTTTGGTAATTAAACGGCGGAACATCTGGGAAAGCTGCTTTGCTTTTGCTGCCCCATACGTTCCTTGGTCAATGTCCATTGCTTGCTCTTTACGGTCAGAGAACGCATCAAGAGAATCGATGACTACCAGTGCTGGGGTATCATCATTGTTTTCAATTTGTTGCTCAATAACCTTTTCTAGGTATTCAAACAAACCCTCAACTGTGGAACAATTGTCTGCTACTCCAAGATTATGGTCAGTACCGAATTTTACGCTTTTAACTGGAAGACCTAAAGCCTCCGCATAGCTGACGTCGAATGCTGATTCCGCCTCTATGTAGTAAATCGTAGCCTTCTTATACTTTTCAACAAAGTTAGAGCAAGCTTCAATGGCCAACAACGTCTTCCCAGCAGATCTATTCCCGATAATGTTAGAAACTCTTCCCACTGCCCAACCACCACCCAGTACCTGATCTAGTAGAGTGCATCCTGAGCTAAACATGGCGACGTCTTTTTCCTGCTTCGTGAAGTATGATTGTTCTCTGTCTTCAGTCTCTTTTATTTTTTCTCGTTTTGCCATTATTTCTCCTTAGATAAAGGTAGAGGGGAAGAACCCCTCTACCTACTTTCTACTTCTTACCGGCGGCGGCCTCGTAGACCCTTACGCTTGGGTTTCCCGTCTTGCTTTGGCTNCTTCTTTTCCAAGCCAAGCTCCTCAGCTACTTGCTCTCGCAGCTCGTCGAGATCCTCAGCATCACAGTCAAGACCTTCTCCCTCGATAATATCTATCAGAGAGTCTTCATCCAATTCCATCACTTCTTCCCAAGATTCAGGGAGTGCATCATCATCGTCATCGTCATCGTCCTTAGATTTTTTCTTGTAATCATCTTTGGAAGAGGAGCTAGATCCAGAACGAACCTTAGTCCCATTTAGAACCTCATCAAGTTCGTCGTAGGACATAATGTTGAACTGTTCTGGTAGTGGGTTTTCCTCCACCCAATCAAGGAACTCATCATCTACTGAAGATGACCTGCGCGCAATAGAGATACCGATGTACTTAGTAGTCATCCCTTTCCCTTCTCGGGAAAAGTCTATGTCATACCCTTCTTCTGGGTCATCTACCCAGAATACTTCTCCAGTACGCTTATCTACTGCTAGCTTCGCCAAGTCTCGGTCGATTGTCCAAGGTGCAGTCCATAAAACCACTCCCTCTTCTTCCTTCTCCCGATCGATGATGTACATAGCTGCTCGTTTGGCGGCGTTATAGTTTTTTGCCTCATCCGTATCACCATCTTCTTGTAGTTCCCTCTGACGTTCACAGATAGGACATTTGCCCTTGCCCATCTTCTCAGGACACACATAGGAATCCCTACCATCTGGACCCATACCATAGTGAACGAATAGATCGAGCGCATAGTGCTCATTAGGGTCGTCTGAATGCAGAGGAGGCATAATCCGAATACAATTATCACCCTCATTTACTTTGAAGAGCTTGATCCCCTCTTTTACGATACGAGGGCGGTCTCCAAATCCAGATTGTGTTGCCCGCTTCTGTAATTCTTCAGAAGAGGAGTTTGCCCTGCTAAAGCGTCTGCCTTTCTTCCTGCTGTCGTTTTTACGAGTTCGTGCCATTTGTTATACTCCTTTTTCGCTAAGTGCTTCAAGTGCTGTATGCGACTTTGTGAGATGTATCACTCTTTAGAGCGACGTGTGCGGAGGGGGCGACGCTTACGTGTCGTAGATCCCTCTCCTACCTTCGAAGNTTTCTTGTCTTCTTTACTAGACTTTTCTTCCTTCTGGGATTCTTTGGTAGCGGCTACTTTTCTACGAACCCGTGTAGGTTCAACTTCTGTATCCGCTTCTATCTTTGTAGTATTCTCTTCCTTCTTTCGGGAGGGGTTAGGATCCTCCACTGCATCCACATCTTCCACGGAAGGGATTGGTGCAGTGACTGTAGTGTTACCCTGATTTACAAGATCCTGGACCAGCATAGTTACTAAGTCGCGAATCATAGGACCACGTACTTTAACTACTTCTTCTGCTGCTGCCCATTCATCTGATACAAGCTTCGCTGCTAACCAGGCAGCATACGCTTCTTTATGCTCTGCAGAGGCAGCTACTTTTGCCTTGATGTTGGATTCTGTAATTTTGGTACCCCTCTCTTCCACTTCTGCTCGGATAGCTAGCTCCACTGCTGAGTCTGCTTCCGAAATCCCTGCCTTCAGTGCATCCCGCTTGGCAGTTGCTCGAGCAGCTTCAATAGATACTGTATAATACAATTGAGGGTGACGCACTAACTCCTCGTCTAAAGCACCACGCTCTATATATAGTAGGTCTTTTACTTCTTCTAGTTTCATTTATTCTCCTTTTTATTCTTCGTAAACGTCAGCTAGTGCCAACAATACTGGTGCATATTTTTCTGACGGATTATATATCTCTCCAGAGAAACAGTCAATAATGTGCAATGCCCACCTTACATTAGATCCTCCCATAGCAATCCTAGCGAAGTAGTTTACTACCATAAGACGCACTGACTCAGGAGGGACTTCTGGCATAGTCTTGATGATTTTCACTGCCTTAGAATAACCTTTCTGGTCTGGACCCTTCATCAGTAATCTACAAAGCTCAATACCTTCAATGGTTCCCTCGGCAGTATCAAGCATCCGCTTCACATCTTCAAGGTCTTCTGCATACTGACACTTCTGCAGATTTACTAAAGCTTGACGTGCTCCACCTTCTGACTCCCGTGCTATAGCTGATAGACACTTTTCATCTAGGTCAATGTTTTCTTCTTCACATACATCCTCCAACAGGTCAATAATATCATCATTCTTTAGAGAAGTCAACTTGTAATGTTGACACCTAGGATGAATTGTCTTGATTAGCTTCGCTGGCTCTGTCGTACATAGTACAATATAAAGGTGATCCGGTATGTTTTCCAGATTGATCAATAGGCTGTTTTGAGCTGCTTTTGTAATTTGATGACATTCATCAAGTACCAGTAGCTTAGTAGAGGCTTCCCCAAACCCTTTGAAGGAGACGTTCTGCATTAACTCCCTCATAGAGTCAATACCACCGGAAGTTGCGCAATCTACTACCATGAAGTTATCTTTGGTAACGCCTAGAGTGTTGGCTAGGATACCTGCGATGGTAGTCTTCCCAGTACCGCTCGGTCCAGATAATAGCAGGGATCTGGGGATTCCGCCATCCTCCATTAGCCCACCAAGGGATCTTATCGTAGCTTCTTGCCCATAAACCTCCTCTAGCGTTTGTGGTCTGTACTTAATATGAAGTTCTTGTTCCTGTGAGGAAGTCTTCCCTAGTTCGAATGCCATTTATTTCTCCTTATTCCTTTCTACTTTTATTTCTTACAATTCCTACGTCTCGTACATGACCAAAGTCAGCACTACTAAAGGTCTTCCATACGTCTAAGTCAGCCCACCCAGTAGAAGATACCTCTGCGTCACAGTTCCAAGGGATGTTATCTAATCCAAAGTGAGTAACTGCTACAGTAGTCATAATTTCTGCAATATCCGTTAGTACTTCCTTATGCCCTTCCTGCTTAAGAATGAACTCAAGAGAATCATGTACGGTGCAATTTATTGGACGAATCCTTTCATTGATTAGGATGATACCTTGTTTGCAGATCTCAGCAGCAGACCCTTGGATTGGCATATTTAGTTTATCTGACTTACTTAGTGGACCATACCTTCGGAACCCTCCTATCGTTTCTACATAAAACTTCTTATCGTAAAGCTTCAGCTGCTTTTCTTGCCATTCTTTTGATGCGGCAAACATCTTCCAGAACTCTTTTTCAACCTTCTGCCCTATCTCAATAGGAATCCCTACGCTTCTTGATACCGTGGATACGTGCGCTCCAAAGAATAAAGGAAACACCAGCTGATTCTTAATAGATCCACGGAACTTTTTCATTACTTTCGGATCTTTGATCATCTTCTTCCCACCGACAACTGACGGGTATAGAAAGGCAATCCTCTCTGCCCACTCCATGTGAATATCGTAGTTTTCCCATAATGCGTTGATATACACTTTATCCTTAGCCAAAGCGCCGATCACGCGAGCTTCCAGCTGAGAGTAATCAAGGGAAGCCATGATACACCCAGAAGGTGGCTGAATCATGTTCCGTACCCACTTGTTTGCTCCTCTTTTCGTACAAT